GCTCATGAGATCTACATAGGCCTCATCCTCATAATTTTGTACTCCTGACGCACCGCAGCAGGCAGAAACATTCAGGCGCCGCAGATAGATCAAATCATCTTCTTCAGGAAATGCCTCCCTCGAATGATCTGCATCCATCCAGCCGTAGCCTAATGACAACTTAGTTTCAATTTCGCGGGCCATTGTGTCTCCCATGATGCGAGGCCGACCCGTACCGGAATGAACTGATCCCTTTCTTATCTGAGAGAGAGTTGCATCCTTTCTGTTTCGTCCCAATTGGGCATTCAAATTGGCGATTGACCCATAACGCTCAATGAGGATATTCAGGTTTTCTCGTCTTATTTCAGTCGAAGTTTTCATAAATCTCTCCTTGAGAATAAATATAAGCCAATAGCTAAGTTGTCATTAGCCATATTGCCTGTATATAATATTAGCCAATGGCTATGCAAATAGAGAAATAAATATGAAACTTCGCAAGTGGTTAAAGAGCCAGCCGAGAGGAACCTTATCCAGGCTTGCTCGTTTTGTGGGCGTAAAAATTCCCAGTGCGCACAAGTGGGTGACGGAAAAATCCTGTCCGAAGCTGGCGCACTGCGAAAGGATTTCCTTGTTCACACAAGGGAAAGTGACATACAAAGATTTCATGTAACTTGGTGCCTTATGTCTTACGTTCTGTCATTCAAAGCAGGGAAGCTGACTGTTGGTAGTGCAGCAGAAAAGGCCGTCCTCCGTTGTTTGTGTGATTACGCAAACGAGGACGGATCAAGCTGTCGTCCTGCCACCAGTACGATCTCTGCCGAAACAGAACTGAACAAGAAAACAGTTTTCAAGGCTGTGGCAAGTTTGGCTGGGGCTGGCTGGATTGAAGTGTCTTCTCTTAACGGACGGCAGAATTTCTATCAGATCAACGTCGCCAAAATTGAAGCTGCTTTCCTGGAGACAAAGGCGGACAAACAGCAAACCAATACCAAAATTGGTACCGGTGTTAATTTTGGTACCGGTACCAAAAACGGTAGTGGAACCAATACCAAAAACGGTACCAAAACCAGTACCAAATTTGGTACCAGTACCAAAAACGGACCGATACCAGTACCAAAAACGGTACACAACTCAGTCAATACTCAGTCAATTATTAATACTTCTAAAGAAGTATTTGTCAGTAGAGCCGAGGACGGCTCTCCAGACGCCCCTGAGGATACAGAGAAAGATCCACAGGAATTCGATCTCACGGAGCCAAAAAAGGAACTCACTCCGAAACAAAGATCAGCCCTTATCGGCTCCCATTGTCCGCATAAAAAAATCATTGAGCTCTATCACCAGTGCTTGCCAGAACTGCCGCGCATCAGAGTTTGGTCAGAAGCAAGAAAGAAAACACTAGCCGCACGCTGGAGACAGGTAGCAAAGGACAGAGAAATCCAAACCGAGAAAGAAGGGCTGGACTTCTTTGAAGGGATGTTCAAGTTCATCAGCAGATCTCCTTTCTTACTGGGAGAGAACGAACGCAACTGGCGACCTGATCTCGGCTGGATCATCAAAGACGAAAACATGACAAAAATCATTAATGGGAATTACCACCATGACTAATTTCAGAGATGTTGATTTCAACGCCCAAGAGAAGAAGGACAAGAAAGGCAAAGACCAACAACATAAGCCGAAGGTTTATGAACAGTTGTGTGCCGTTCACGGATGCCCTTGCACAGTTTGGTGCGGACAGTTAGCTCAGGGTATAACGGTTTGTGACCTCCACGAAGGTGTTAGAAAAGATGATCTCGGTACAGTTACGGCCGGTATCTACTATTACAAAGACTTGTTAGATCTGGCAGAACGACTGCTCAGAGACTACAAGCTCATTGACGACTATCAGTCAAATTACAACCATCCTCATGTTGTTCAGGCGCTCACAGACTATTTCAGAAGAATAGGCATTCCAGAGCTGGCACCTAAGCTCAACATTCCGTGCCCGCAGATTGAAGGCAAACAGCGATACAGGGACGAGAGCGCATACGAGCTCGGAAACAGAATCAAAAAATGGGTCAAGGCCAAGATCGTTAAGCCATCAATGATTGAGGACAGCGAAGAGAACCAGAGGGGCAAGACTATTGAACAGCTATCCCCGCTCACCACATACGTGAACGAACTCAAACGCCGCGCCATCCAGAAGCAACAGGATGACGAAGCTTACTTTTAGGAGGCGGGGTATGTCGGATTCAGCCTGGACACTGCTAATGATTGTCGTGGCGCCGATTGTGTTTATCAACCTTCTCATATTCGGGCTACTCGTGAGAGCGGCGCTTCAGATCGGTAAGGAAACCAAATTAACCGATCGGTCAAAAAGGAGAAGGCCATGAGCGGGTGCTGCTTGTATTGCAAACACGCTGGAGCAGGCTGGATCAGCAGTAAAGACGGCTCAATCCACGTGGATAGATATGACGACTTTTACAGGGCTATGAATATCTACTGCAACAACCCTGTTACTGGCATGGATGGTCAGTGTTTTCAGATCTCGTTCACCAGGTGCTCTCTTTTTGAACGGGCAACAGATGAACGTATCCAGAAACGAATCGAATTTTATTCAAAGTTTCCGAGATTCAGGACACACGCAGAACTAATCGCACAAAGATAAAAATGGAAAACTTCGAAATCGCAATTTTAATTTCAAACTTCATCGCCTTTTCATTTGCAGTTATAGCCTGTTTGCTTGTTAATGATCTGGAGATTGAGCATAACTGCACAAGGTGTCGGCTTTATGACGCTGAGGAAGAAATCGAAAAGCTCAAGGCTGAAATCGAATTTCTAAAAAAGAACAACGACTAAGGAGCCGACATGAACGCAGAGTTACTTTTTTATTGCATGGTGTGCGGCTTTATTTTCATTTTGTCGTTTTTCCTTGTTGTGAAGTTTCTCGAAGTCCTAAACGACAAATCAGCCGAAAGAAGAACACAAGAACTCATAAACAAACTCTTGGAGGAAATCAGAAATGGGAAAAAGCCAACGAACTAAGGGCGCTGGAGGAGAGCGCGAAGTCTGCGAACTCATTTTCCAAAACCTCGGGATCCAGGTGCACCGCAACCTCTCCCAGACGAGGGACGGAGGAGCCGACATAAAGCTCAATCCTTACTCACTCGAAGTGAAACGGAGAATGGCTATCGGCAATTTGTACGACTGGATGGATCAAGCAGAGCGCGGGTGCGAACCAGGGGAGCGGCCTATTGTTCTTTGCCGCGCCGACCGTAAGGAATGGCTGGCCATCCTACCCATAGAGGAATTATTCAGGCTGATCCGTGAGGAAGTTTCGGCGACTGGAGGGAAATGATGAATGAAGAAAAACGAGAACCAAGGGGACCTCTTCGGGCATACCGATACCACAGCTTATTGCCAGTCGAAGCCCAAAACAGCCTCATTGAAAGTGTCGGACTTAGAGAAGGAGAAAGCCAGGTACAACGAAATCTGCGCATATCGAGAACGATTGATCGAGTTAAGAGCAAATATCCAGAGTTTTTCAGATTTAGGTCTTGACCCGTCCACCGTCCTCTTATCCGATGCATCAGTGCGTGTCGGAGTGTCCAGCCCCAAAGCGAAGTATTCAGACCAGGATCTTATTCACTGCTTTGATCTTCGCTTAGCGGGCCTTTCTTTGCGTGAAATAAGCCAGAAGATGGACATTCCAATACGCACTTTACGTGACATTTTCTCAGGCAAAAGACGTGCAGTTATTCCAACAAAGTTCAAATGAAGCAGTGCGCACCAGTAACCAGGACGGCTCAATACTGTAGAAAAATCGGGGGATTGTATGACTAAGAAAAAGCCATTGACCGATAAGCAGAAGCGTTTTATTGATGAATACATGGTCGATTTCAACGCGACCCAGGCCGCAATACGTGCTGGCTACAGTGAAAAAACAGCGCGTACACAGGGCAGTTTGAATATGACAAATGTTGACATCCAGGCGGAAATAAAACGCCGCCAGGAAGCGTTATCGGAGAAACTGGAGTACACGGCTGACGACTGGACTAGAGATGTCCTGGAGCTTAAAAACCGCTCCATGGAGGAGATTGAACTTAAAGACGAGGACGGCAACGTAGTACATACGGAGACGAAAGATCCGCAGACCGCTCATAAATGTCTGGACATGCTCGGCAAACGGCTAGGCTTATTCATTGAGAAGAAACAGGTAGAGGTGAATATCTCCGACCGCTCCTCCTGGCTGAATGAAGTCTTGAAGGAGGTCAAGGATGAATAAGGAGGCGGCTGAGTTTGAAATGGGCCTGAGGCGCCTGGCTATCGCTTGCACGAATGATCCGCTCTTGTTCGTACAGAAATGCTTTAGATGGGGACACGGGGAGCTGGCAAATTACGAAGGCCCAGACACCTGGCAGCAGAAGATTCTTTGTGACATCCGCGACCGGCTCAAGAACGGGGAAACCAGGCATAAAGCGATCCAGATAGCAGTGGCATCAGGGCACGGTATCGGCAAGACCGCCTTTGTAGCCTGGATTATGTTGTGGTCAATCTGCACTTATCCAGACATGAAAGGTGTAGTGACCGCCGAAACCAAGAACCAGCTCATAACTAAGACCTGGAGTGAGTTGCACAAATGGCACCACCTATGCCTGTTTAGAGACTGGTTTGAGGTGGCGGCTGAATCCATTTTCTCAACCCAGCCAGGGCACAAATACACCTGGCGCATTGACGCAATCCCGTGGAACGAGAACAACACCGATGCATTCCAAGGCCTGCACAACCAAGGGAAGCGGATTCTTGTTTTGTTCGATGAAGCCTCAGTTATTGCTCAAAAGATTTACGAAGTCACGAAGGGTGCATTAACGGACAAGGACACCCAAATTATCTGGTGCATCTTTGGAAACCCAACGCGCCCAGACGGGCCCTTTTTCGATGCTTTCCACAAGAGCCGCCACCGCTGGATCACGTACAACATTGACAGCCGCACAGTGAAAATCACGAACAAGGAACAGCTCCAGGAGTATGTAGAGGACTATGGAGAGGACAGTGACTTTGTAAAGGTGCGCGTTCGAGGCGTATTTCCATCAGCCTCGGCCAAGCAATTCATCAACCGTGAGGACGTGGACGCGGCTATGAATCGAGACGTGGGTCAGGTCAACTACTCCAGAACGGTGGCTATCCTGGGCGTGGACGTGGCGCGGGAAGGCGATGACCGCTCGGCAATCGCTACCAAGATCGGTAGAGACTGCACAATGCCGCTCAAAGTATTCAGAGGTTTAGACGGCCCTCAGCTCGGAATGCAGGTGCTCATGTACGCGAACGAACTCAAGGCCAAGGGCATTCCTCGTGTGTACATCAATCTGGATTACACGGGTGTGGGGGCCAGCCCTTACGACTGGTTAAAAGACAAGGTGCAGCACCTCAACAAGGTCATCAGTGCCAGCCAGAGCACGAACCCACAGAGGTGGGCAAATAAGCGTGCAGAAATGTGGGACAAGATGAAAGACTTCATTAAAGACGATGGAGTGATCCCCCAATCCGAGGAGCTGGCCGAGGACTTGTGCATACCTGAGAAACTCATTGACCAGAAGGGACGGCTACTTCTGGAATCCAAGGACAGCATGAAACGCCGAGGCATGAACTCTCCAGACACCGCGGACGCCTTAGCACTCTGTTTCGCTATTCCCATTCAAGAGTACATAGAGGACGATAACTGGCGGCATCAGCGGGTGAACCGCCACAAGGGCATACGCGATCCATACGCATAGAAGGTGTGCGCATCAGTCTCGTGACTGGCTCGACAATCGGGACATGATGAAGATCGAAACCTGTACGCTCAGTGACCTATTCAATGACCCTCGGTATGAAGAGGTGTGCCAGCACTACAGACAAGAGGCTGGACACCTCGACCTCAAGGGCCTTGTTGATAAGGACAAATACTCTTTTCTGGCTAGTAATGGCCTTCTGCTTTGTGCCCGCGCAGTGAGTGAAGGTCAGCTAGTAGGGATCATGGCCATAGTCATGTGTCCTTCCTTACACAACTCAAAAGACGTGGCTAACGTTGACACGCTTTACCTTGAGCCTGAGCACCGAGGCCACGGCCTGCAATTCCTGAGGCACGCCATAAAAATGGCTCGGGCGTTTGGCGCCTCAGGTATTCGATTTTCTGCACCTGCTGGGAGCCGCACTGAACAGCTTTTCGACCGATTGTTCACGCGCTCGGATGTCACCTATTACAAATCACTGGAGGATTAATCATGGGTATGGAAATGCTGGGCTATGGCCTTCTCATGGCCGGGTCTGCCGCACTCTCTTCTCACTCACAGAGCCGAGCCGCTAAACGAACGGCATCAGCTCAGAAGGACGCGACCGAAGAGGCCAAACGCAACGCAGAGAAACAGGCCGAGCAACAGCGTGAGCAAATGCGTATGCAGAACCAAAAGACCGCAGATCTTAGCAAGATCCTCGGCGACAACACTAATGACCTTCTCTCAGGCGGCCAAACCATGCTGACTGGAGCAGGAGGCGTGGATCAGAACGACATGACGCTGGGCAAAAAGTCTGCTTTAGGGTGATGACATGAAAGAAGTTCGGCAGGAAGTTTTGAACCGATGGAGAAGCCTTGTAAAAGAGCGCGATCCTTATCTCCACCAATGGATAGAAATCTCTAGATTCCTGCGGCCTGCTAACGGTAAGTTCCTCAATCCGACAACGCAGAATGAGGCAAAGACACGCTGGAATAACATCTATGACAACACCGCGCTCAGGGCCTCGGATATTTTGGCCAAGGGCTTGATGAGCGGCATGACCGATCCTAGCCAGCAGTGGTTTTTCCTCACGACTGGAAGCCCTGACTTAGACGAATCCGTCCAGGTTAGGCGCTGGTTGTCGGATGTCAGTCAGATTCTTTACATGACATACGCCAAGACCAATCTCTATCAGGCCCTGCATCATGCGTGGCTTGAGGCTGGTTTATTTGGCATTCTGGCTATCATCATTGAAGAGGATGAGGAGAAAGGGTTTAATTGTATTCCCATGACTGCTGGCGAATACTGCATATCGTGCGACAGCAAAGGAACTCCGGATACTATCTACCGCGAGTTTTCGTTATCGCTGAGGCAGATCGTTCAGAAGTTTGGTGAGGACGCTTTGCCATATTCTCTCTACCAAACGTACAAGGGTGGCCAGAAGGACAAGCTCTATACGATTATTCACGCTATCGAGCCGAGAGAAAAACGCGATACACGCTCAAAGTCCAATAAGGACATGCCGTGGCGATCCGTCTATCTGCTGAAGGATGCAGGAGACGATCAGAAGCCGATCCTCCGAGAATCCGGATACAGAATGTTTCCTGCCGTGGTCGGACGCTGGGGAGCGATCAGCACGGAAACCTACAGTTGTGAATCTCCCGGCATGGTCGTTCTGGGGGATGTCAAACAGCTCCAGCACGAGCAGAAACAAAAAGGGAATGCCATTGATTACATGGTGAATCCGCCTATTGGGCTACCGTCCGAAGCCAAGGATTCAGACATAGACATGGATCCGGGCGGCCAATCCTTCATTAACGGAGCCACTGGCAGGAAGCCCGCTGAGCAGTTGTGGAACGTGGCCATTAACCTCAATGACCTGAGGCAGGACACTTTGGAGGTACAAAACAGAATCCGAGCCGGATTCAACGTTGACATGTTCCTCATGCTCAGTAATCAGTCTGCGCTCAATCAGATGACAGCCACGGCCGTGGCCGAGTTGCACGAAGAGAAGCTGCTGATGCTCGGGCCCGTTCTCTCCAGATTCAATAATGAGGTTTTGCGACCGCTCATTGACCGCACGTTTGACATCCTGAACGAAGAAGGATTGATCCCGCCAGCTCCCGAAGAGATTCAGGGCACGGATTTAAATGTCGAGTACACATCAATCCTGAGCCGTAGCCAGAAGGAGGTGCAGTCACGCACCGACCAACAGGCCATTCAGGAGGCGCTCCAAATTGCTCAGTATCAGCCTGACTTCCTCGACAACTTCGATCTGGACAAGTACGCCCAGATTGTTTCCGACAAGCGCGGTGTTTCGCCTGAAATCCTCCGTTCTTCTGACGAGGTGGCAGCTATCAGACAGCAGAGAGCACAGCAACAACAGCAGGCTCAGCAGCAACAGCAAATGGCTCAGAGCGCTGACATGCTATCCAAGCTTGGGAAAGTGCCAGCGGGCCCGGGAACACTGGCTGGCCAAGCTGTCCAGGGTATGCAAGACATGGCAGCCGAGGGAATGCAATAGGGTGTGCGCATCAAAAAATCACGAGGATTGACAATGAGCAAAGTTACAAGAGACCCGTTTGATAACTCCCAGCGAGAAAAGGACGAAGAAAAGAATCTTGAGGCATTCCGAAAGGAGGCTGACTTCCAAGAGGCTCTGATCAATGTCCTGAACACAAGAGACGGAATGACAGTGCTGAAACGAATTTTTGATGAAAGCAGTTTCTTCTCCTCGGCATTCGATACGAACGCTCTCAACATGGCTCGCAAGGAAGGGAAACGGGAATTTGCACAACAGGTTTTTAACAACGTTCTCAAGTACGCCCCTGAAAAGATCGGCGAATTGAGACCTAAGGAAACGAAATGAGCGAAGGTACAGCAGCCGAAAATCAGACAAGCGAGGCTACAACCAACGGCACGCCTAATCCTGATTCTCAGGGTCACCCGTTTTCAATACCTGAGCTAGTTTAAAAAACCTCGCGAGCCCCCGTGGGCTCTCTTTTTTGCCAAAAAATATTTTCTTAACTTATGTATTATTTGT